GCAGATCGCCGTGCAGTCTTAGATTTAGAAACAGAATAGCCTCGAGATGTCAGATCTCCTTTATGTAAAGGTCCAATTCCCTTCGAATGACGTTTTCGACTTGAACCACATAGTGTAGGCATTTATTTATGCCAGAGAAGATGAATTCCAATTGCTAGAACACAAATATAGGTAGCATCACTCCAATAATGTTGACGTGAAAGACCAAATACGCGATGACCCGTCATATCAGCATATCCACCTAGCGAAGATAATACGATCGAGAACACTAGAAGAAGTTGAGAAATCTTCACTTGTTAAACTTCCGCAATTTTTTCCAGAGAATCTTTAGGTTTACAAATAAAGTATTCTTTATGGAAGTAAAGTTCATGATCAGGATCATAATAGGCAGATTGCCAGATATCCGGCATATGATATCCATCATACCCTAATTTACATATTTCTTTTCCGAACGTTTTGTGACCATATTCACCTTCAACACTATCTAATACTTGATCGCAGATCATTGGTTCAAATGCTTTTTTGTTTTTGTAGACACAAAGTTCTTCATCTGTTTCTTTATCCCAAATACGTAAAGATCTCAGCCCGTACCCGGTAAATGCTCGAAATGTATCGTATACTGGAGTATGTTTGAATGCTGTATCCATATACTCGAATGTTTTAATATCAGAAAAATCAATTAATTTTAATGGTTTTTTTGTTTTGAATTTATAGATTTTTGATGAAGATCCTTCAAAATGATCTAGATACATTCCGGCAACTGATTTTGTAGAATAAAAATGTCCATAAATTCCTGTTTCTGTTAATGAAGAAGGAGTTCGATATAAGATTCGTCCCTTTCGAAACTCAAGTTCCATTATTAATACTCATGTTTTTTGGACATTGAGAACATCCGGGTTCTTTCTTAATGTGTGAAAACACGTACAGCGCAACTAGGATAAACAAAAGTAATAGTGCCCACTCCCACATTTGTTTTATATAGCGTTTTCATATTACGAGAAAAATACAGTAATGGGTATTCCGTTTTATTATGTAAGTTTAATTCGACAACATCCTGAGATAGTTCGTCCTGTAACCAAACTTGAAACAGATATTCTTGCATTAGATTTCAATTGTTTAATTCATAAATATCTTGTAGATTCAGATCCTATCGAAAGTGTTTTACGTGGATTAGAACGTATTCTATCAATATGTTCTGCATCCCGGATATTATTATACTTCGATGGACTAGTCCCGTACGCAAAAATGGTCCAGCAACGGTATCGCCGTTTCCGAAAGACAGAGCCGAGTTTATTCGATCGTACCCAAATCTCGCCAGATACGTCTTTTATGCGAGAACTTGAACAAGCGTTAACAAAATATCCAGTAGAAATTTCAGGTACTCTAAAAGCAGGTGAAGGTGAACAAAAGTTATTCAGAGATCTTAAGAAAAATCAAGGAAAACGGGTAGTTGTGTATGGATTAGATGCTGATCTTATCTTACTTTCTGTTTATCATTCGCATCTTGCATCTGAACTGTGTCTACTTCGCGAATCACAAGAACTCGGATCTCAAGGTGAATTTTCTATTCTTTTATGTACAGAATTGGCTCGTGTATTACCTATTGATCGTGAACAATATCTTTATCTCTGTATTCTCTGTTTTGGTAATGATTTTATGCCAAATTTAGCTCTTTTTTCATTGCGTGAAGGTGGATATCAACGTGCTCTAGATATCTATGCTCAAGTAAATCCAGATTTAACTACTGAACAAGGTAGATATGCATTTCTCAGTCATGCTGCAAAACAAGAATGGAACTTTTTACAGAGAAGACGTAATGAACAAGTCATTATTGGAACAGATCGAAAAACAGTATCACGAAAATATGGATTACACATCTTAGATGGGACAACAACTATGGAACCTGTTGTCTCAGCATTCTGGAAAACATTTCATTGGACACTAGAATATTTCCGTGAAAATAAATCAGGAAATTGGAATTGGGTATATCCATATCCTGATGCTCCACTAATTCAAGATATCTTAGAGTTTTATGAAACAGTATCTACTCCTGAAAAACATTCATTAACACTTTCAAAACATTTAGCATTTATTTTACCTTCCAAATCGTTACTCAAACGACATAAGAAATTTGAAGATGAATGGTATACTGAAACTCGACCATTATGGATCAAAAAATATGATTGGGAATCAAAACCGTTTATGTCATTACCATGGCACCCTACTGACGCACTAACTTCGATACAGCCACTATAACTTAATAACGTCCTAATCTTAACTTCCCACCCACAAACCCAACCTTTGGCCGAGGACCAAATGTTGGAACAAACCCACTCGGAGTCTTTCTCATACCAGCTTCAGCAATATATTCTAGAACATTATCTTCATAAAAAAACTGTACATAAGATGTTTCTCGCAAACACCAGTATTCAGTATTGATTTTTTCCAACTCTTTAACCTTTTGACGAGCAAATAACGAGTCAGCTGTTGAATCAGATCCCCAGATACGTTTTAAATAGTCTATATACTTTTTGCGATACATAGCAGGAGTTGTTAGAGCTGTAGCTTGTTGTAGTGTTGTCAATGCGTCTGCCACCGTTTTTATGGTGGGTTTATCTAATCGTTTATTTACAGTATTGTGTGCACGAACAACAAAAATAAAAAAATCCTGTTTTGAATTTAGATACTCGGGATGAGAATGTCTATAGAATTGTAGCATACGCAAAAAATGACCCTTGCAAATATGACATGTTATAGATTCAGCAAACAAGTCCAAAAATCGTGAACAAATTTTCTTGTCGGCTTCTACAGGATTATCTGGATAATTAATACTTGCAGAATGTAACATCATCCACCCCAAAGGGCCCCAAATTGCAGTCATTAATTAAGGTAGAGAAACAAATCCAGCAGAAACAGCATTATCTAATAATTTCTTAGAGATGTGTAACGGTGTTTCAGATTTTAATTTAATATCAGTTTGTTTATCAAAAATTTGTTTAATCTCATCTGACTTCAGTTTAGAAATTCTATGTTTAATTGTTTTTCTATGTTGACGTAACCCTTTAGATGTCAACATACGTATAGTATGTTTACGCATATTTGATTTTGGAGGAGGTGATTTGGCGGGATCACGAACTCCTTTAATTTTTGATGTCTTTTTTAAAATACTACGTTTTGGAATTTTTTCACGATGAAGTGGACCATCCATTTTTGTAATAACGATCTTATCCATCTCTTTATTAAAAACGGATGGGAAACAATTTACGGAGATTTCTAGTACAACATTATGGACTGGGAAGCTGTTTCAAGTTTCTTTCGAAATGAAGGTCCACGTAAACTCGTAGAACATCAAATTGAATCCTTTGAAGATTTTATTCAAAATAAAATTCCTCTTATTGTGTGTTCAACAAATCCTATTGTAGTGTGGCACGAACAAGATCCCGAATCTAAAAAATATAAATATGAATTTAGACTATCGTTTGAAAATGTTACATATATGAAACCACGTATTCAAGAAGCTACTGGTCGTGTAAAACCTATGTTTCCGCAAGAAGCCAGAATGAGAAATTTTACATATGCAGCTCAAATGTTTGTAGATGTTCGATTTGTGACACGAGCATATTATGGTCCTAATCTATCACAATTTGATGAATCGTTGAGAATCTTTGAAGGTATTTCTCTAGGTAAAATCCCAGTTATGCTTGGATCTTCGCTATGTATCATGAAAGATTATCCTCTATCTCCTGAAGAACTTGGTGAATGTTCACAAGATCCATTTGGATATTTTGTAATTCATGGTTCTGAACGTACAATTTTGTCACAAGAAAAAGTTGCTGATAATCGTATTATGGTGTTTACAGGAAAGAAAACTGCAACCAAATATAACTATTCAGTAGAATTCAAATCATTGCATGAATCGTTTACTATGCCACCTAAAAAACTAGAAATTAGACTTTCTACAAAATTTAATGGGTACGGGTTTCCACTTCATGCATGTCTACCTAGATTTCGCGAAGAATTGCCTCTTATCATTCTATTTCGTGCTCTAGGTATGGAAAATGACCAAGAAATTGCTCAACTTGTTTGGGGGACTCAACAGGATCAATATGATACCTTGATGGCATCCTTTTCTGAATGTGCTGATATCAAAGTCTATACACGCGATGATGCTCTAGAATATCTATCTCATCACCTTCAATACGCAACACCACAAGAAGATAAGAAAGAATATGTTCGTCAACTATTGGAGACTGAACTACTTCCTCATGTTCGTCTAGCAGGTGATCATTCTTCTGTAGAAGTCTTAGAAGGACGTAAAACAATCTTGATTTCTGCAATGATTAGACGTCTAATGCTAACAAATCAAGGAAAAATTACTCTAGATGATCGTGATTCTTATCCAAATAAACGTGTAGTTTCTACAGGTGCTCTGCTCACACATTTGTTTCGTCAACTGTTTCAAAAAGTATGTAAAGATATTCGTGGTAAATTTGTTCATGAAATTAACAATGATTCGTGGAAAAAAGGTACACCAAGACCAATTGAAGTTCTCAATCTGAATAATTTGTACAAGATTCTAAAAGTTTCAACAATTGAAGGAAAACTAAAACAAGCATTGGCTACGGGTAATTTTACGGTACAAGGTGTTGGAACTGGCTCTACTGCAACAAAAATGGGTGTCTCACAAGTTCTTAATCGAATTTCGTATTTGGCTACACTAAGCCATCTAAGAAGAATTCAAACACCTGTAGAAAAATCTGGTAAACTTTTGGCACCACGTAAACTTCACGGTACTTCCTTTGGATTCGTGTGTCCTGTAGAAACACCAGAAGGTCATTCTGTAGGAATTGTAAAATCATTGTCTATGCTAACTTCAGTGTCTCAGCACACTCCTTCTCTCGTCATTATGGAGAGACTTAAAGAGCATCTTCAATGGATTCAAGGTTCTAAACTATATGAAGGTATTCCTGTTTCTCTAAATGGTGTTATTCTAGGGTATACACGAGATCCTAAATCATTGTACGATTATCTTAAAGAATGTAAACGAACCTTTATTTTGCACCCTCATTCAAATATTGTATGGAATATTTTGGATTCCGAATTTGCTATTGAAACAGATGGTGGACGTATTGTTCGTCCACTATTTCGAGTTCAGAAAGGAAAGATCGTAGATAGTCCTGTAAACAAAGATGATTGGAATGCATGGATTCAATCAAATATTGAATATGTTGATGCAGCAGAATCAGATACGATCAGAGTATCAATGTTTCCTAATGAAGTTGGTCCTGAACACACACATTGTGAAATTCATCCAACTCTAATTCTAGGACATATGGCATCTACAATTCCAATGTCTGATCATAATCAATCACCCAGAAATACATATCAATCTGCTATGGGAAAACAAGCTATGGGATTGTATGCAAGAAATTACGCAAAACGTCTAGATAAAAATGGCTATATTTTGTGTAACCCTATGCGTCCATTTGTGGAGACACGAATGATGAGTGTTCTAGGAACTGAACAAATGCCGTTTGGATATAATGCTATTGTAGCAATTGGAATTTATTCAGGATATAATCAAGAAGATTCTGTTATTTTGAATAAAGGTGCACTAGATAGAGGCTTATTCAGATCTCTGTATTACACCATTTATAAAGATGAAGAACATCGTAATCTAGCTTCTGGAAAAGAAGAGAAATTTTCAAAACCACATCGAGACGTAACAAAAGGATTTAAAAGTTCATCCTATGAAGCTGTTCAAGAATCTGGTATGCCAAAACAACATGCATATGTCAATGAAAATGATATTCTGATTGGTAAAGTTACAAATTTGAAACATGATCCACATGGATATAAGTATCGTGATTCATCTACAGTCTACAAAGGATCAGAAACTGCTCGTGTAGATGGAGTCTGGCAAGATAAAAATTCTGAGGGGTATCCCTTTATTAAAGTTAGATGTGTATCTGAACGCGTTCCTGAAATTGGGGATAAAGTTTCATCTCGTCATGGTCAAAAGGGTACATGTGGAATTATTCTGAATGAAGAAGATATGCCATTTACTTCTACAGGACTCAGACCTGATATTATTATGAATCCACATGCAGTACCTTCACGCATGACAATTGCTCAATTGATGGAAACTATGTTTGGCAAGGTATGTACAGAAACTGGTAATCTGGGAGATGGTACTCCATATTCACACTTGAAAATTGAAGATTTGCGTGAACATATGTTGAAACTTGGTATGCATCCTTACGGAAACGAGATGCTGTATAATGGACAGACTGGAGAAATGATGCAAGCAGAAATCTTTATGGGACCAACCTTCTATCAGAGATTGAAACATATGGTTGCTGATAAGAAACATTCTCGCGCAAAAGGGCCTATTGTTTCTCTTACTCGTCAACCATGTGAAGGAAGAGCTCGTGATGGTGGATTGCGTGTAGGAGAAATGGAACGTGATTGTATGCTCAGTCATGGCACAGCAATGTTTACTAAAGAACGACTAATGGATGTTTCTGATCCGTTTAGTACAGGATTCTGCAAAAATTGTGGAGTTATGGCGGTTGTGAATAGAGAAGCTGGTTTGTATGAATGTGGAACATGTGGAGTTCGTACTGAATTTGAAGTGAAAACAATTCCATATGCAATGAAATTGTGGACACAAGAACTAGAAGCTATGCATATTGTTCCTCGTCTAGTATTTGAATAAGTTTAAAGAATATTCAATCATAAATGTAAATGCCTGTATATCCAATAGGGTTTTCTATACCAGAGTCCAAACTTGTTTCTGAAATTCCTTTAAAAACTAAACGAATTTCTAATTTAATTCCTGGTAATCTGTCTACGTATATTTATCAAACAGAGACTGACTATTACGACGAATATAAAACTTCTGTGTTCGCCAAAACAACTAAAAAAGCAGGATGGGATTGTATGCGTCATTATGAAATTTTATCACAAGGGTGTATTCCTTATTTTCCACATCTTGAACAATGTCCTCCGAATACTATGACATTTTTTCCTAAAGATTTAGTTTTAACAGCAAATAAATGTTATGAATCGAATTTGGATCCTGGAAATTTAGCATCTGAACTTTTAGAGTATACAAAGAATCATTTGACAACTAAAAAAATGGCTCAGTATATTTTAGATAAGTCAGGACATCCTGAAGCTAAAAAAATCTTATTCCTTTCAGGCGATGTTAGACCTGATTATTTGCGATGTTTAACTCTACAAGGATTGAAGGAATTACTTGGATCCGAATGTCATGATTATCCTAAAATTCCACACGTATATAAAGATGCTGGCCCGTATACCATATATTATGGAAAAGGAATTACCTATACAGACAATATCTCTCAAGAAATGTATGATCCATCAAAAGATGCTCGTGTTGCCGTAGATATTATTCAACAAACGTATGATTTGATTGTTTATGGATCATATCATCGTGGTCTACCTGGATTTGAGTTAGTTAATAAGTATTATCCTCCGCATAAAATAGTTTTTTTATGTGGAGAAGATTTACATTCATGTGATTATGAGAATTTTTCATCAAAAGGGTATCATGTATTTGTTAGAGAGTTATAGGGGGTTCACTAAAATTAACTGCCGGAAACCCTTCAACTAACCACAAGTTTGACGTCATGGGTTTAATATCAATTTCATTTGAAGCTGGAATACTTGTAAACAAGTTCTCATTCATAATAAAATCAAAAATAGGTTTATAATCATTCTTTATAGTTGTATTGTTTGGACTATTGTTTAATGTAAACAAAAACGTCCGATTGTCTAGATGTTTATAGTATTGTGTTACACGTTGATCAGGAATTATGAAACAAATAATATATAAAATGCCAGGATATTTTTTATCGATAACATCTTGTAATTTTTTATAGTGATTTACTTCATCTTCATATCCCTTTACCAACGCCCGTAAAAAAATACAATTATTTTTTTTGATTTTTTCACCAAATCTTACGATTTTTCGTTCAAAACTTTCAATGACAGTTTTATCCAATAAATTATGGTAAGTATGATAAAATCCAATATACTTGCCAATAAATCCGACCCATCTTGTGTTGCGTTCAACTTTTTTGAGTTCATCTGGAAAAAAATGCTGAAAATCATGTTCAATACAATCTATAATCCCTTCAATAGAAGATCTTACACTATCAAAGGGTAGAGATGGTTCGTCAAATAAACCCAACTCCTTAAGAGCAATTTTTGGTCCACACCAACCACCAAGAGAAATAAAATTCATTTATTTAAACGAGGAGAATTACAATCTAAAAACGATTGAATGTCTTCAGCACATAATTTTTAAATTCTGGCTAGAATGGTTAAACCATTATTATTTGTATATCGTTTCTCAAGTTTCCATTCAGGATGTTCTTGTAGAAATTCTTCAATTGCTGGCCAGAGACCTTTGGTAATTTCAGCAACTGGAATTCCAGTTTCTTTAGATTGTTGATTAGCATCCCATCCTGCTCGCAATGTTTCTCCAAGAAATTCATCAACTGTCGTATCATGCATTATAATATATTTACGAACACTCGAATGCCAATAAGCTAATTCACGTTTGAGATGTCCATATACATGCCATGTATCAATAAAAAGAAGATCAGTTTGAACAAGAGGACATTCAAGATCACTTTGTTTTACAAATGTAGCGTTAACTCCTTCTTGTTGACACATCTGCAAAAAAGTATCTATTTGATTTGATTTATATGGATCTACCATTGTATACGTATTTGGTCTTCCTTTTAGACCTGTAGCAAATGCAAATGAGCTTACAATATATCTAACTCCACATTCAACTACCGAATCACATTTTAGAGTGTATTCGCGAAGAGTGGGAAGATGTTCATTAATATCAGAAGGAGTCATAACGCGCTGTCTATAGTGTTCTTCCATTTTTATTGAATACGTTTCTAAGTATTTAAACTACAACTTTTTGGATACTTCCATATGTATCAATAATAAATCCTTTGAATCCAAGTTGGGGAAACTGCTGTTTTATAAAGGCTTTTAGTTCTTGTAATTTTTCAATATGAATTGCAGGATCCTTATCTTCGGTTAAGTCGAGTGTAGCTTTGTACATTCCACAATCTAAATGATCAAATGCCCAGATTTCTTTGATGTTGTGAAGTTTCAATGCCAAGTTTACATGATCTAGAAATGTAGTTTGCCACGATCCATATGTTGTTTGTAAAACTCCAAGAGAAGCTCCAGCTAATGCAATTAAATCATAATCATTAATAACGTCTTTATGATGAGTTAAATACCAGGCTAAAGACGCTGTAAATCGCGGATCAATACATGCTAGAACAAGAGCAGAAGCTGCACCAGGTCCTTGTTGTTGAGTAGGTTGTATCTGAGCAAACAGATATCCCGCTAAAGCAGAACATAGAACTACAGCAATAGCAAGAAAGAAAAGTTTTTGTTTCATTATCTTTGTACTACACTAAAGAAATGATTCCTGAACTTTTGGAGTTTATGGGTGTTCTTCTTATTTGTGCGACAGCAATGTTTACACACGGTAATCCATATTTTATTGGATTAGCGTATACATCAGGAATGTTAATTGCTCCTGAATCTCTTACTCATTTTAATCCTTTATTTGTTTTGTTACAGTATTCATTAGGTAGAGTATCATTATACGAATCGTTAAAAGTTCTTGTAATTCAATCGTCTGCAGTACTTTGTTTTTTGCTGGCATATAGATTTTAACACAATGGTATATATGAATATAAATGTCTTTGTACATTCAAACATCTAATCCTGAACTACGTAATCGTCTACAAGAACAGATTAATACACGTCGTTCTACAGATTCTGGATTTGATCTTCCAATGATCAATCAATCACAACCTTGGGCTAAACAACTGACGTTTGATTTAGACGTCACAGTAGCTGCAACTGATTCTCAGGGAAATCCACAACCTCTTCTTCTTGTACCACGATCATCTATTGCAAATTCTCCATTTCGTCTTGCAAATTCAATTGGATTAATTGATATGGGGTATCGTGGTTCTCTAAAAGCAAAAGTTGATGTTATCGATAAGTTTGATTACATAATGATTCCAGATGGTACTCGCCATTTTCAACTGTGTAGACAATCTTGGATGCCATGGGAAACTGTTGAACTTGTTGATACTCTTCCTACAGCACCAGATTCACGAGGATCAGGGGGATTTGGATCAACGGGGCATTAACGAAAGAGAGAAAATATCATGTACAATAGTAGCCCAATAGGCATTATAGTAAGAAACATTAAAAAGGACTAGACTTATGAATACAACAAGAGAACGCAAAAAAGTATTCACGAGAAGGTTCGACGTCGGGTAGTACCAGAACATTAATTCTTGTGCATATTTTTTTCTCGCATTAGGACATAAACAATGGCAGGTGGTCTTCTACAGTTAGTGGCATATGGTGCTCAGGATATCTACATTTCTGGTAATCCCCAGATTACTTTCTGGAAGATTCTCTATAAACGCCATACTAACTTTGCCATGGAATCTATTGAAGTGACCTTTAACGGTCAGGCAGATTTCAACAAGCGTGTAACTGCAGTGATTAATCGTAATGCTGACTTAATGTTCCGCACGTATGTACAGGTTGTACTTCCTCAGGTTGACCTAACTACTGCGCAATTAGGTGCTGCAAATTATGGATTCCGTTGGCTCAACTTTATTGGTCACCGTCTGATCAATCAGGTAGAGCTTGAAATTGGTGGTCAACGTATTGATCGTCAATATGGTGACTGGATGCAGATCTGGACTCAGTTATCTACCAATGCCGGTTCCGTTGCTGCTCTTGATTCTATTATTGGTAATACCCACGATCTAGTATTATTCAAGGCCCCTGGTGGTGGAGGTGCAGATCTTGATGCTACTTGTTCTTCTACTGAAATTACTCAGTCTTGCGTATCTCGTAATGGTTGCCCTGCAAAGACCTTATATATCCCTCTTCAGTTCTGGTTCTGCCGTAACCCTGGTCTAGCAATTCCTTTAATTGCTCTTCAGTACCACGAAGTGCGTGTGAATGTAACGTTTGAAACTTGGGAGAACTGTACCTACGTAGAAAATGCAGAATCCACTCCCGTTCGTGGAATTACCCAATCTCTAGCTGCTTGCTCTCTCTATGTTGACTATGTATACCTAGATACTGAAGAGCGTCGTCGTTTTGCTCAACAGTCTCACGAGTACCTCATTGAACAGGTACAGTACACTGGTGCTGAGTCTATTACCAGCTCTTCTAACAAGATTCAGCTCAACTTTAACCACCCTGTAAAAGAACTTATGTGGGTAGTACAGCGTGATTCTTTTGTAGATTGCTCTGCCCCCGAATGGCTAGCGACTGTAGGCGGCCAACAGCCGTTTAACTACTCTGATGATTTCTCTACGGAAGGTACCATTATGGCTCTACTCTCCGCTGCTGGTACTAACGCTGCATCTACTGCAGGAACTGTGGGTCTAGGTGCCAACAATAGTGACAATTTTCCTTCTGCTGGTGGTGGTGCACCAGGTGGCACTGATACTGATAAAGATGAGACCGTATTTGATTCTGGTGTGAATTATTTACTTGCTAAGGTGATCTTAGCATCTGGTGTACGTTGCGAAGGCAAGAACCCTGTAGAAGTTGCTAAACTACAACTCAACGGCCAAGATCGTTTCACTGATCGTGAAGGTTCTTATTTCGATCGCGTACAGCCTTACCAACACCACACTCGTACTCCTTCTACGGGTATTAACTGCTACTCTTTCGCTCTACGCCCCGAGGAACACCAGCCTTCTGGAACGTGTAACTTTTCTCGTATTGACAAGGCCACTCTACAGCTCACTGTATCCGTGAACACTGTACAGGGAACCAACACTGCCCAGGTTCGTGTATACGCTCTGAACTACAACGTGCTTCGTGTGATGTCTGGCATGGGCGGGTTAGCATATAGCAACTAGAAAGTATGTGTAAGACCACCCACAACCTACCCATTTACACGCTGTGGTATATATACTAGTATAACAAGATGGCTTATGCAATTCAAGGTGAAACATTTGCTAAAGCAGGTAAACCTCCACGTCCAAATCAATTTCATGAAACTGAAACATGTGTTGAAGGTGTTTTAATTTCAAATGGTAACGAATTAAAATTCAAGTTTGATATCAATGATCTCGAAAAAGTAAAATCACGCCATTGGTTTGCTGCGACTGGAGGAAAGTATATCGCAACTTATGTCGTGATTAATAACGAGAAGAAAACGCTTTATCTTCATAATTTCATTATGAATCGTATCATATTTCCAGGTAAAGGTGCAAAAGAAAGTGTCGATCATATAAACAGAGATGGTCTAGATAATCGCAAAGAAAATCTACGTCTAGTTACCCAAACCCAACAGAATATAAATCAGAAGAAAAAAGATCGTAGAGTAAATTATCCAGAAGGAATTACTGAACTACCAACACATGTTTGGTATGTCAAAGCAAATGGTGCTCATGGAGATAGATTCTGTATTGAATTTAAATCTGAAAACTTTAAATGGAGAGGCACTTCATCTAAAGCAATAACTATCCATGATAAACTTAAACAGACAGTTGAACAACTAGTTGTATTATACGAACAGTACCCTCATCTTAAAAAAGATCTAACTAGATTTTTAGAGAAAGAATAAAAGGGGAAACCCACTTCTTAGGGTAAAAACTTACTCTAAGAAGTATAAATGGTAACTAAGTCTTTTCTAGCATTTATTATCTTTTTGATTATAGTTGGTGGAATCTTAGTCTTTGTTACAGCAGATAAATATGATAAAAATAATTTTTCATTGTCCAGTGAAATTACAGGAATATATTTAGTGATCGCAGGACTATTATGGGGTATGTCTTTAGCAGTATATGATCGATATACAGATGGAAATATGCTAGTATCAATTTTGTGGTTTGGACCTTTATTTAGATCAATGATTTCGTTTATTGTGATTCTTATTGCTGCGTTAGTTGGTAAATAACTTACCAAGCCATTACAATATCATCTAGACGACATTCACCTTGTTCTCGATCCTTTTCTTCTTGAGAATGTACAAGTTCATTTGCATGCTTCAAATCAGCTTCAGAAACATCAACTTCATCATCACCTTCAGGTAATCTAGATTCATCGACTAGAATATCTACAAATCCTGTTCCACATGGAGGAACTTGTCCAAACATAATGTTGGCAGAAACACCACGCATGGTATCAAATTCTCCTGAGACTGCAGCTTCAAACAAGATTTTAGAAGTTTGTTCAAAGGAAGATTTAGCAAGAACGCCGTTATCTAATTTCGACATACCAAAACGATTAATTTCTACAAAATGGCCATGATACGTCATTGCATCTACAAGCAAACATACATGGTGATAATTAATATATTCTGTAACGAATACTTTCATTAATTCTTCATACAAAGTCATACGAGCAGTTTCAATGCCAAAGACATCAAGAACTTCATGAATATCATCAGAAAATGTACGTGTAGCATCTACATTTTCTTTAGTGAATAATTCTAGCAAATTAGAACCTTCAGAATCCAATACATGTTGTTTCATAGGACGGTATCCACCAACTTTTTCATCATACACAAGTTCATCATTAACTTCACGAGGAAATACTCTACCAATTCCATCAACTCCAGTAAGAATAGTATCAAGAAGTTTATCTTCAATAAATCTGAGAGACAACGCATTTTTAGCAACATCTACACCAAATGTAATTCTCAAGACAAGTTTTTCAGCATTAACATCTGAATGAACACAATCAAAGACTTTTAGAACTTTATTGTTTTCAATACGGGATTGAATGAGAGTCATATCAATTACACGACGTTCAGCAATTTTCTGATCATCTAGTTCCAAACGCATAATCCATGGAGATGTACATGCAGATCCTTGCGTCAAAGAAAACTTTTCAAAATCTTTTAGAATTTCACGATCTTCAGTAACAGCAGTATCGGCTGAAAGAGGATTAGGATCATAATAAATACGTACAGATTTTGTTACATCACGCAATGTAGTTTTTTGGATAACTTTCATTGCGCTTAAAGCATTGGCTTGAGACAAAGACAGTTCAGGAGTCAAATAAATTACATTTGAAGGATGTTTAGGATTTTCAGATACATGAAGAAGTTCTTGAATACGAGGAACACCTTGAGTAGCACCAGCTTTTGTTGTTCCTGCAGTGTGGAATGTATTCAATGTAAGTTGTGTAGTAGGTTCACCAATAGATTGTGCAGCCAAAGGACCAACCATTTCACCTGGATGAACTAATGATTTTATGTAGCGAAATTTAATTTCAGAGATCAATTCATCAAATAATTCTTTCGAAAATCTGTTTACAATGATAGATTTGCGTGGGGCTAAGTTGAATCGAAGAAGAATATGAAAGAGTTTATTCGATTGAATAAATGCAGTCTTACATAGTGTTTCAAGTTCAGAAACTACATATTCAGCAGTCAGATCAGTTTTTACAGAATATGGATTACGATATTTTGCGATAAGGCGTCCAAGATGTACGGGAGCACGAAGTTCAGTTTTATTTTGGAATCTGAGAACATGATGAACTAGAATACGACGATCTTCTAGAATTTGATCAACAAGATCAGGAGGATGCTCAGAAACATCGGAACATACTACTTTATATTCATCACGAGTACATGCAAACGCTGCATAAACTTGTTCCATCGTTAGAATTCCCAAATCACATTCATGATTTTCTACACATGTTGAGTCAATACCATCTTCAGAATACATAAATTGTACAATACATCCATTAATATCACGAACAGTATGATCTTGATCTACATGAATATCTTCCATTAGTTTCACAAGTTTACGTTGAATGTATCCAGTATCAGATGTTTTTACAGCCGTATCAATTAGTCCTTCACGACCACCCATAGCATGAAAGAAGAATTCGGTTGGTCGAATTCCTGAAATGAATGAATGTTCAACAAAACCACGAGATTCAGGACCATCATCAAATTTAGCAAAGTGAGGTAGAGTACGATTATCCATAGTATATTGAATACGTTTACCATCAACAATTTGCTGCCCAAGCAAAGCCATCATTTGTGTGATATTGAGTGCAGCACCTTTTGAACCTGCACCTTCACCAGTCATTTGAAGCATTCGGTTATTAACATCTAGACTTTTTGGTACATCCTTATTTGCAGTAGTATTAATTTCGTTTAGAGCGCGAGTAATTTTTAGTTCAAGTTCTTCACCATTTGATCGTCCTTCATTATTTACAAATCGTCCAGCATGCATATCTGAAAGAATCTGTCCTACTTCATCTTTACCTTTTTTCAATGCTTGTTCAATAGCTTTAGATGTTTCAATATTTGCGATTAGATCAGATGGCCCAGTAGAAAATCCAGAAAACAAGTTGTATTTTGTTACGACATTTTGGACAGCGTTAATAAATTCTCCAGCACGTTCATGTCCAAAATCATTATAAATATTATGAATAATACCTTTAGAAGCTTTACTAAATGCACCTTTATTTAGACGTCCTGCGATCAAACGTCCATCCTTTACTTCAACAGATCCTGCTTTGAAATTCATGAGAGGAAATGCAGTAGAAATAATATCTTTTCCTGAAACGGGTTTATCCATTCTCTGAAAAGATCCAAGAGGACGTTTCATTCTAGCCATCATATTCATTGCTAGATGTTCAGGTACAGACACAGAATCATCAGAAATACGAAATACACCAGTCAATGTATCTTGAAACAATTGAATAATCGGTTCAGATGTACGAGGAGAAATAATTTGTCTGAGTAGAGAAGCAATCATTTTTAATTCTGTTGCAGCTGTAATGCTTTGAGGAACATGCATGTTCATTTCATCACCATCAAAATCTGCATTATATGGTTTAGTTGCGGAAACATTTAGACGAAATGTCGAGTAAGGTAGAACTCGAATGCGATGACACATCATGGACATCTTGTGTAGAGAAGGTTGGCGATTGAATAGCACAACATCTTCATCAATAAGGTGGCGATGTACAACGTCACCTTCTTTTAGATCTACAGTTTCTCGATTGAGAAATCCAAGATGCATTCTACGTCCATCTGCTTTAAATTCTACAGTTTTAGCACCGGGATATTTTTCAGGACCATTGCGAATATATGTCATTAGACGATCACGATTATATTTCGTTACAATTTCAGGGAAAGTTAGATTACTTGCAATTTCTTGTGGTACACCAAGTTGATCAACGTCAATATTCGGATCAGGAGTAATTACAGAACGTGCAGAGAAATCTACACGTTTACCCATCAAATTTCCACGTACACGACCATCTTTTGCTCCAAATCGAGCTTTCAACGTTTTTAGAGGACGTCCTGATCTCTGAGCAGCAGGAGGCATACCTTTAATGTCATTATCAACATAGGTAGCTACATGGATTTGTAGTAGATCAGTAAACTTATTAATGATATCACCAGATTCACCTTTGTCAATTTTATCACGCAATGCATTATTTTGGCGAATGATATCTACAAGTTTATGAGTCAAATCATCTTCAGATCGTTGATTATCTTCCATGACAACTGAAGGACGTACGGTAAGAGGAGGAACTGCTAGAACTGTACACATCATCCAATCTGGGCGTGAAAATTTAGGATTAAATCCAATAAGATCAATATGTCTGTCTGTAATTCGTTGAAAACATCTTAGTACAAGCTCGGGTTGAAGACGAAATGGTTCAGAATCTTCTTTATACGTTACAGCTTGAAGGGCAGTAACATTGCCATCTGCACGTGCTACTTTTTTAATAAGTTGAGATCCACAATGTCCACATGAAGCAGATTCTTTTAGATCACGTTCTTTGTAAGTAACGGTAGCTTCACGAACAGCATTGAATCTCTGAGTTCCTTTATATGTTTTTTCAAGTTCTTCTAGATAATCATCTGGGAGATAGGGATTACTGCAGGACAAACATACAACACCTAAGAGTTTTTGAATGACCTCAATAAATTGATAGAGATACACAGGACGAGCTAGACGAATGTGACCAAAATGTCCAGGACACAATAGATGAGTTTGTTTGCAGGTAGGACATGCTTTTCCTTGTTCAGTTACACCGAATCTCGGATCAAAGACACCACCTACAGCAGGTACATCTCCTTGATACGTTTTTTCAGTTTTGACTTCGACTACACTTCGTGATAAAATATCTTCAGGGTTGGCAACCCCGAATTGGACACCAATAATTGTATCGCCCATTCTTATTATATGAAGCCTAATCTTTAGATTGATTCGTTTTCGACTTATGTTTGCGAGCAACTTCATGTGTCTTTTCTAGAAATCCAGGATAATCTAAGACTCCATGAACGATATCTGAAGGATACGAAGCCATTGATTCTAGAAATAGATCATATTCTACACCTCGACGATCGCGGAACTTTCGATCATCTTTGAATTTATGTGTACACATATACCGAAACACATGATGACATACTTTTTTTATATGTTTTCCATGATGAGGTTCACAATCTGACATTTCTACAACAGTATCACACCACTCGTGCATTTATTATCTACAGTCATTTAAGACCCAAGATGTTGAACCTTTATTATGGTATCCTGTGCCAGGATATTCTACATATTTATTACGAGTCCACGTTAATTGATACATTCCATCACCTAAGGTTGTTACACCTACACATTGAGAATTTAATATACATCTTTGCTGAGCTTCATCTAAAGAACCAAATTTTAAATTTAATAACCAATCGCCAATAAAGTAATCTTGTAAGGGTGGTTCAAAATGACATGGTGGAGGTGGTGGAGGTATTTGTGTGATAGATGAAAGATAAGATTCAATTTTGTAATTAAATTGTTGAATAATTAATTCCGGATCAAAGGGAATATATTGTACAGCTATCATAGCAAAAAATACTATTTCAATAGCAATAATTATTACAGCCATAATAATGTTAAACGAGATCAGATCACTAGCAAAAATATTGTAAAACCAACATAAACTATAAATTCCAACCCCACATAAAATCATCAGAACAAAATAGAATACCGACATCGTTATAATCGTCATTAAATTTGAATCTAAATTTCTCTGGCCAGATTGATCTATAACATTTTCTGCCACATTATCATTCATCGACGATAGTTTAGTATTTCCAATAATTTCATCCCCTTGATCTTTTGTGATAACATCATTTCTTACAAGTGAAGAAACATATCTTGTAATAAAATCATTATATTTCACCTTCACATTTGTAGTTCTAAATGTATCCGTAAGCTTTTCGCATACAAACGTATTAATTTGAGCATTGACTAAAGGTCTTGCTAAAAAGATGATAAATGGTGTCCAGAATGACCATAGAACCATAGTTGCTATCAATCCATTAGCAACAGCTATAGCGTATACGGGTTTGGGGATAACTTCCATTATACTAATAAGGATGTTTTGGATAGATGTTTGTTTACATACTGCTTTTTTCTTAGCATTTTTACCGGTATTCTATTTTGAATTTGTAGCTCCCATGCAGTCATATACAGTAATAGATGATATATTTGAAATTGTACAGCCAGAATTTTTAAATGTTGCTTTATTAACATCTTTATCAAGTCCACAAATTCTAACTAAAGCTGTAACTTTACTCAATACTGAATTAGCAGAAAATGAACAATTGGGATCCAATATAGATTCTTTAATGGCTGATAATGCGCAAACAAAATTAAGAGCTTATTTAGGATGTGAAATCACTGCAGGGCTTTTATTTATCATTGGAATTTCTATGGCTTTTTGGTATGAACAGAGTGTATTTGATCTTGTGATGACTAACTTAATTGTTCTTGGGTTTATTGCTGTATCTGAATTTACAATTGTTGGATTATTTTTCAAAAATTTCAAGGAAGTTGATGCTGATTTTGTTAAAGCAACATTAGCACAAGCATTTGCTGAAAGCGGGCCAACGGTAGTTTCAAGCAAAACAAAATGTAATTATACCGATCGTCTTGTTGGTTCTATTTTTCCGTCATGGTTATTAAACCTCTTTACTAAATAAATGCGTTTGAAAACTTTACGGAAATCTCTTAAGCCTGCAAAGAAGTATGATGCTGTATTTGTGAAAGATGATGGTAAGGAAAAAGTAATCTCATTTGGTGCCGCTGGTATGTCTGATTATACCAAACATAAG